AACAGGACACGGTGCTCACAGCTCAACAACAGGACACGGTGCTCACAGCTCAACAACAGGACACGGTGCTCACAGCTCAACAACAGGACACGGTGCTCACAGCTCAACAACAGGACACGGTGCTCACAGCTCAACAACAGGAGAATATGCTCACAGCTCAACAACAGGAGAAGATTCTCACAGCTCAACAACAGAACACGGTGCTCACAGCTCAACAACAGGACACGGTGCTCACAGCTCAACAACAGGACACGGTGCTCACAGCTCAACAACAGGTTGTTGTGTTTACAGCTCAACAACAGGACGTGGTGCTCACAGCTCAGCAACAGGATATGGTGCTCAAAGCTCAACAACAGGACACGGTGCTCACAGCTCAACAACAGGACAAGATGCTCACAGCTCAACAACAGGCAAAAACAGCATTAGTATAGCAGTAGGAATTAAAAGTAAAGCAAAAGCAGAAAATGGATTCATAACAATAAGCAACTGGATTAAAAAAAATGGTGAATGGGTGCTTAAAGAAGTTAAAAGCCAACAAGTAGGCAAAAAAATAAAAGGAAAAACAATAAAACCAAACCACTGGTATTGGTTTAAAAACAACAAACTAATGGAGGAAGAAAACAAATGAAAACAGCAACAATAGAAATAAACAGCGAACAACTACTAGGAAAAATACTAGCAAACGCAATACGAAAAGAACCAACAAAACTACAACTAAAACTAAACGACAAAGAAGGAAATAATAACAGACCCGACTTTAAAAGTTTTGACGGAGTAAGTCTTTGGATTAACGACAACGAAGAAAAACAGTTACCTTTTTAGGTAACCCCCTTTAATAAAATGAACCAAGAAATGTTAGGAGATCATGGTGACTTAAAACCATACAAAAGAAAAACAAAATGTAACATTACAAGAATAACCACACATGAAAACAACGACTACATAACACAAATAATACTATGTGATGGAAGAATAATTGGACATACTACAACAAGTAAAGAACAACTAAAAAAGTATTACAGAGGTAATTAATATGAACCAAGAAATAATAACCATCTTAAACAAACCAACAATCATAAGCATAGTAGGCGATACAAACACAGGAAAAACCAACACAATACACAGCATAATAAACGAAATAAACAAAGAATACCAAACAAACACACACAGCTTCAAAGCAGGAATAGGAGAACCAATACACAGCCTAGAAGAACTAGAACAAATACAGAACAGCATAATAATAATAGACGAATTCATCGAACTATTCGATCTAGACGACAGAAAAAAAGTAAAACAAATAGAGAACACCCTAAGACTAACACACCACAACAACAACATAATAATACTAATAGGACTACCAGAAAACTTCAAAAAATTCATAAGTAGCAAATGCGAATACATAATCTACAAGAAAAGCACACTAAAAGACTTCATAAACGGAAGCAGACACAAATCAGCCCTAAACAGCTACATAGGACACGAAAAAGGAAGCACAATACTAAACCTACAACCACAAGAAAGCCTAATCTACAAAGGACTAAAATGGCTTAAAATAGAAACCAAATACATAAAGAAAGAAGACACAAAAAAGAACAACGAAAACATACTAAAACCAAAATGTGCAAATAATGTGCAATAAACGTTCACAAAAACAAGGAGAAAAATATGAATAACACAAAAGATCACATAACACCCATAGAAGAACAAATACTAACAGCAATAATAAACAAACCACTAATAACAACAAAAGAACTAGAACAAAAAACAAACAGAAGCAAACAACAAATAAGAAACATAATAACCAAATACGGATCCTACATACACCAACAACACATAAGATACCAAGAACTAGGATACATAATAATGCCAATGTATAGAGCAATGATAGAAATGCAACTAAGCATACAAGAAACAATAAAATGGATACAAACACTAGAACTCTATTAAACGCGATTTAAGACACATAAACACCTATAATGACTAATTACTCTACTAACATAACAAAAGTGCCTAGAATCGCATTTAAACCGCCTAAAAATTAATTGTGGCAAACAATAATAAACCAATAATACAAAATACAAAACATATAACTAAAACCAATAACACACTATATATACTTACAACTATAAATATGTAAGTATATTATAATATATATAAGGGCTTATTAGGATATTAAGGTATATCTATATATTAAGTATAATAACTATATATTTATAATTATAGTTATATATAATATATATATATAATATTACGGCGTCGCTTAAAACTTTTAAGCAAAAATTAAATAATTTAATATAGTTGTCACTAAGAAATAACTGTTTTTTGTGTTAATAGTAAAATGCTATACCTTTAACTCCTTTTTTAGCCCTTATAACAAGTAGTATATTAGAACTAGTATTTAAATGTTTCGATTTACCGTAGTTAATTATATTCTACAAGATAACAATATTTAAATACTAGACCTGTTTAATAAGTTTATAAGAAAATGGACAACACAACAAAAACAGCAAATAAGATCCTAAAAAAATCATGTAGTTACATAACTAAGAAGGACGGAACACCACTAAAACCAGAAGAAGTAGACACCACACAACTTCAATGGTTCAGTAAACACAGTTGGACTGAGAAACAACAAGAGAACTTCACTAAGTGGTTAACAACCAAACTAATAAAAGACATTAACTTTAGAAGGTTAATCAGTGCCAAGCCATCAGACACAAGTGAAGCATTTAACCGTAGACTAGCTGAATTATTTGTTTTTAGTTATGGCTGGAAATTAAAATAGGAGGAAATTAAGATGAAAATAATAGTATATGTATTATTAATGTCACTAACATTAATAAGTGGATGTTACAACGTAGTAGGCTTTGACCAATATGCTTACGAAAAGGAGTTTGGTAAATTAAAGTATGATTTAAAGGATGCAGGATGGAACTATGTTGGCTTAGGTTACTTAGTTAAAGTGAATAACCAAATAAGAAGCTATAACATTGATGTTGATGCTTCAAGTAAAGACTTACAACAAGTTAACTTAAAAATAAACTTAAATATTAGAATTAAGAAAGATAAAGTAAGGGATTACATAGAGAACTATAGGAGTGAAGAAGTGTATGAAGACTACTTAGTTAATAAAGTTCAGGAAAGGGCTAAGATAACTGTTTTAAAATATGACGCTGAAGACTTCATATTTAAAAGAGAAGTTATAAAAAATGAGTTATTAAAAGAAGTTAATAGTATCAATGAGTTAAACTACTTCACTATTAATGACGTTACTATTGCTAATGTAGTATTTAGTGATAGCTTCACTGCTGTTTTAGAACAAAAGGCTCAGGTTACTATTGAGAGAGATATAATAATAAAACAAGAAGAGAATCTTAAATTAATAAGTAACAACTTAAGAAACATTGATGCTGATAGCTACTTCAAATACATTGTAGCTCAGAAATGGGATGGTAAAACCCCATTAACACTTATACAATAAGAGGAAATAATATGAAAATAAAAACATTACAGAGCAATAGTTTAGAAGATTTAGAGTTTATGGCTAATAAGTTTGATGCTGAGAATAAGGTTAAGTTTACTCAGAGCCACGTTACTTATATGCAAGGTAGCGGAGCGTTAGTTTACACTTTAATAGTGTTCTATGAGGATAAATAATATGAATAAACAAGAAGCATTAAAGAAAATAGAAGAATTAAAACAGTATGTTGAGAAACTAAGTAAAGTAGAATATTATGATTGTGTTACACCAATAGATGCTAGTGGAGATATTTTGTTTAACAAGCATAGGCAATTACTTTATATAAACTGTGTAACTAAGCTTTATGTTGTTTGTTCAACCTGTGGTATGGTGTCTGATAGCAGAGAAGACTTTGTTTGGGTTCCTTGTAGAAGAGAAGATTTAAAACCAAGAGATACAGCTTACCGCACAGATGACTTAGATTATGATTTTAGTTGTAAAAGGCAGATGTGTAAAATATTAGATGACTCAAACTATGCGTTTGTAGAATATAATACTGATATAATTATTTATGATTGCAGTTTTGAATACTGGTATAAACTAGTCCCAAGAAACAAGGTGTAATAATGACTAAACTATACGGTGTGCTCCATAAAGAAACATTAATAACACACAAAATATGTATGGAGCCTAAATTAGTGTTCTTCCCTGCTTTATTCGAAGACTATAATGAAGCAGTGGATTATGCTAGAGGTGTTGGTGATGTCAGAGTAGTTAATATCAGAGTTAATAAGAAAGTATTATTTAAAGGTGATTATAATGAATAAACTAATAGGCATTGACGTTGATGGTGTACTAAGAGATTTCCCCCAAGCAATATGTAATATATGGAATAAAGAATACAAGACAAGATTACAACCAAGAGATATAACTCATTGGGATTTAAGACAAACATTTAAAGGAATAAAAACGCCTGAATTTTATTATGAGCACGGAGAAGACTTATTTCTTAACAGTAAAATGTATATTAATTCAGCTTATTATATGCATGAGTTAAAAGAAGCAGGTCACGAGATGGTTATCGTCACTAACCAACCAAGAGGACTAGAGGATTTAACTATTAAATGGCTTAATAATCACAAAATACCTTATGATGGAATAATGATCACTAAGGATAAAGGTTTATTTAAAGGCGATATATTAGTAGATGATGCTACTATTAACCTTAATCGTTTTAGTAGTGGTTTACCTATATGTTATAAGCAGCCTTACAATGTTGATTATCAACTTACTAGGAGTAGTACTTGTATTAATAATTTAGGAGAACTAAAGAGGTTATTATAAAATGAATAATGAATTATATACAGAAAGAGAAATATTGAAAGATAATTATGAGTATGTTTCGCACAACAACGACTACTACTTGTATAAAGCAAGGAATAATGATAGGGCTTATCAACTATTTATAAGAGATGAAGTGTTCCCTCAATTTTATAGTAAGAGTTTAAGTGGTATTAGACCACCTAGGAAGAATGAGCAACTTGACTTGTTTTATGATAGTAATGCTAGGCTTGATTATTTGAATTATGATATTATGAGAAGGTTTACTTGGAGTGACAAATGATTTGGAGTGAGTATGCTATTGATTACAGTAAAGGTTTCGTCGTGCAACCTGATGGAATTGCTAAACCTAATGCGATAGGTTGCTATGTTATGACTATTGAAGAGTGTGAAGAAGCTTTAAGGAGAAGAAAATGAAAGTTAATCCAGATATGTGGAACAAAGAAATGGTTGAATTAATGCACTCAAACCCAGACTATGAAGAAGACGAGGGCGGTGTTCATTGTGAATGGTTAAACGAAGACGACACAATCATAACTAAGTCACTATTAAACCACTACACTAACAATTGCATTAGCAAAGACAAAATAATACGAATAATTGATGAATGTCAAGAACAGTTAGGAGAAACACATAGTGGTATAAGAGCTTTTGCTACTTTATTAAAAGAGAAGTTGGGGTTATAAATATGGGATATAGAATATACGTTGGACTAGTAGAAAAAAATGATTTACAAGAACATTTAAAGAAAGAATTTACGGACACCAACGAAGACTTTGATGAAAAGTTGAGTTTCTTTTATAATTCTAGAAAGACTGAATTAAACAACCAAACAGACATCAGACAATTTAATATAGTAAAAGGTTATGAAAATGAAGAATATCCACCTTATATAGTTACTAAGGAAGATTTTCAAAAAATTTTAGATTATTATAAGAAGTTTCTAATGGAGGATTTTAAAGAAAAAGAATTAATGTTAAGTAAGATAAAAAGTAAAGAGGATATTGATGTCAGAGAAATATCTAGTTTAAACGTACACTTTTGTTATTTAAGTAATTATTTTAAAAATCTCATAAAATTTAATGAGAACATTAGTGAAGATGGTTTGTTTCTTCTTGACTATTTTTGTCTTGTAAAAATATATGAAAACTGGAAAGATTCAGAGATAGGTATAATAACACATGGATAACTATAATAATTGGAGTTGAAATAAGATGATTAAACACGACATAATACTACACAACTTAGAACAAAGACTAAACAACTACGAAAGATATGACTGGATCCAACCAAAAATGGAATACCAAAGAAATGGATTAATAGGAGAAATAGATTTATTAGCCTATGATTCTAAATACAAAATGTATCATTTCTACGAGGTTAAATCCACCCTTCACATTAAGAGTTACAATAAAGCACAGACACAATTTAACAGATTTAAAAGAGCATTCCCAGGTTTGAATGTTAATGGAATACTTGTGTATGATAAAGGAGTAATGAGGCTAAAATGAAACTACTCATACCTACAACATATATACTAAAGAATAACAATATTTAAATACTAAAACAAATACTAACATAATACGAGGTAAAAAATAATGATTATAAAAACAAAGATTGAATTTAACGAACTAGCAAAAAGCGTAAGTGCAACCACAAAAATAGAAGTAGAAGAAGAATATGGAAGCTTAAGCGAATACGACTACGCAGAACTACTAAGACTAAACAAGAACCTTAGTGATGAAGCACTAGAATACTCAAAGTTAAAAACAATGCAAAAAAATATTTAGGAGAAAAATAAAATGAACGTAAAAAGCAGATACGAAGTAGTACTAGAGTTAGAGAACAAGAAAAGATCCTTAATAGAAAATAAAAATAATCTAAAAGATGACAGGTTAGCAAAAGAAAAAGCTATAAAGGACTTAATAAGACAAAGAGATGACACTATCGTAATTATTAATAGAAAAATAGATGATGCAGAAGAAGACTTAGCTAACTTTGATGCTAACTTACAAGAAAACATTGAAACTATTGACTTATTAATTAAATCAACTGATGCAGCCTTACTAAACTTTAGTAAGAAAGACTAATAGTCCTAGACAACAAAAAACTAAATTTAGCCCCCACCTAGCGGACAACCTATTTATTGGGGCTGAGCTACGGATATCTATTCGTTACAGTCAAATAGAGTGAGTACATGGGGTACTCAACATTATTATTTAAAAGTGGGGGATAATTTTTTTAATCATAAAAATATAAGGAGAAAAATAGAATGGTAGATATAGTAACAAACGGACAATACAGAAACATAAGCTTAGCACACAAATACAAAAAAACAAATGGCAAACTCGTACTAGAAAACGGTAAGAAAATCATAGAACAAAGAGGAATAGACGACGGAGAAAGCATCATCGTTGAAAAAATCTTTGCTGACGGAAAAGAAATAACTACGCAGTACGGAATCAGCTACCTAATCAGAGCCCTATACGAAGGAGAAGAAGTAAGTTTCTTCCTAAAAGAAAGACATTACAAAGTCTTTGAAAAAGTAGGTGGTATAGGTGACAAAGTTAAAATAACAGGTGAAAAGAAACTAATAACTAACCCTAAAACAGGAGTAGAAATGGTTTTTATAGACTTCGACTTTGAATTAGTACAATGAAAGAAATAACTCACTACTTAAACTTCACAAGTATAGTAACATACCAAATACCTATATACGCTGATGGTTTACCAGGTAACCCTGAAATAAAAAGCAAGTTTACCACGGAACCAACAACAGCAAATAAGTCTAAGAAGAAACCAGTAGTAAAACAAGTGAAACTAGACGCAACTGTAGAAGACGACGATGAGGTTATAGAACTATGAAATTATATTATGAGTTTATCAGTGAGTTTAAGAATCAGTACTTTAAAGACATACTAAGTTGGGAGCACCTCGTTCCTGACGAAGTATACTTTAACAAAGTAACCCTAGCAGACGGCGGAGTAGACGAGAACGCTGACTTATGGGGATTCGTATTCACATATAACAACCAAAAATACTTCATAGAAAACAAAGGACTTAACCTAGTAGAAGAACTGCCTTTCAGACCAAGTAAAACAGAAAAAATAGCTTATAGGAAAGACGTATATCACTTAGTTAAAAAGAAAACACCAGTAAGATTTAAAAGTGAGAAACATCACAGTTTTAAAGAACTAATAAAAGAACTCAGCTACTTTAAACATAGCAATAAAGCACACCAAGAACTATACTGGCTTATAACACTAACAAGTTACTTTGATAAAACATTCTTCAGAATCAGTAGTAATCCAGGTTTCGGAAAAGACAGTTCAATGGAAATAATGAACGGATTAATAGGTGGAGTAAGCAACATAACAAAACCAACTTATGCCAAACTAGAATTCCTGTGTCAAAGCAACTTACTATGTATTAATGAAGTAGTAGACGTAAACCAAGCACAATGGGAACTAATAGAACAATTCTTACTTAATAGTGCAGATGGTAAAGTTAGCATAACTAAGAGTAGTCGTAGAACAGAGAGCACAGGAGAAACAATAGACATAAGCAAACTAAGCATAATACTAGTCTATAACGACATTAACAATTATAAACACGATAATTACTTTGACATGGTTAGTCGTGACGCAGTACAAGACAGGTTCACGCCACTAAGACTGAACGGAAGAGTGCAAGAAGACTTCAAAGAATCAAAGAACTACAACATAAAAGAATACGTTGATGATAACACTGAATGGTACTCTAATCTAATCAGAAGCCTAACATACTACTCGGACTATAATAATGTTCTTAAAGAAATGAAGGGTTATGATAATAGCTGGATTGAGAACTATAGTGAGAGATGGCAAGGAAATCTTAAAAGCTTAAGCAACAGACTAGATTTAATGTGTGATACTCAGAAAGAATATGATGATATGGTCGCAGTTATAAAGGATGCTATAGTAGATTATAAGCATATGCTTAATTATCCTACTTTGCTTAAGTTGGCTAAAGAGAAGCTTAAAAAAATAGATCATAGTAGGCTAATTAAGAAAGTTGATGGTATTAGTAGTTTTGTTAATAAGAACAAAGCACTAGACGAAGTTATTACTACTAAGGAATTATTAGTTGATTATGGTCAGCAGGTGTTACTATGAACATAGAAGAATTTGAAGAACTAACAACCACAAAAGAACTAATATTCAACGAAGAAGCACACAAATATAGTGAAGGAAAAACCTTATTTACAAGCGTAACCACACTAATAGGTAAACACTTCGAAGAGTTCAACGAAGAAGAAGTAGTAAATAAACTACTAAAAATGCCAAAGTACGCTAATAGCACTAAAGAAAGCATCTTAGCAGAATGGAAAATGAACAGAGAATATGGCTCATTAGTACATAAAGAAATAGAGGAGCACTTACTAGGCATAAATAGTGCTATGTTACCAGAAGCAATAAAAGCAACTAATTATGTACACAATATAATTAACGCTTTAACCGCGGACTACACCAAAGCAGGATTTAAGTGCAGAGTAAAAGTACTACCAGAACTAAGACTAAGAAACAAGTACTATAAAGTAGCAGGAACAGTAGACTTAATAGTAATAGTTGAAATTAACGGAGTAGTACAAGAAGTAGTTATTTGTGACTGGAAAGCAACAAAGAGAATAGATATGACGAGTTACTATGGTAAAAAAGGAATAACTAACGTAACCAAGGACTACGATAGCTGTAATTTTATAAAGTATAGTTTTCAACTTAACATTTATAAATATTTGTTATCTAAGACTACAGGTATAAGTCTTAATAGGATTAGTTTAATTCTTTGCCATCTTAAACCTGACAACGTATATCCTATAACACCGATAAGTTTAAATAGTAAAACGCTTAAACAATTATTAATGAGCAACAAGGAGGAATAAAATAAAATGGAAGAACAAATATTTAAAGTACCAGATGTAGTACTAAGAGCAACACTAGACTATTTAGCAACAAAGCCATACAAAGAAGTACATCAAATAATACAATTAATAACAGCAAAGTCAGTACTAGTAGTAAGGGAAGAAGAAGATGAAAGCACTAAGAGAAGTAGCAGTAATAACAAGAAGTAACGACAGCGAACAAGAAGATTTTGATTACTTAATAGAACTACTAAAATTAAGTAATTTAGATTACACAATACAAATGTACCATGATGAAGAATATGGTATTTATTTGCAAGAAGATTGGGGTGGAGTAAATGAGTGACTTAAGCGTAGAAGATCTAATGGAATCATTAAAATCAAAGCCAAAACCAACCATGATAGAAAACATAATTAAGTCATTCATAGAAATATCAGTGTACACAATAGTAATACTGATAGTAACTAGTATGTGTGTAGGTTTAATTAAACTATTGTTTTACTTATTAGCTTTATGAAAACAAGTAGTGCTAAGAAAGTCTATAAGTATAGACAAACAAAGGAGCCTAAATCCTATATTTAATATAAGTTATAGTAGGGTATGTGGTATCTGGAGAGGTGAATACAATCGCAACAACAGTAAGAAGTAGAAAAGCACGAGGAAGACGTTTTCAGCAACTTATAAGGGACTTACTAATAAGTAAGTACCCTTTACTAAAAGAAGATATTAGTTGTACTATAATGGGTGAAACAGGTGTTGATATTAAGCTTACCCCACTTGCTAAGACACATATACCTTTTGATATTGAGTGTAAGAACACAGAGAAAGCAAGTGTCTGGGAATGGATTAAACAAGCAGAAAAAAATAGTGTGGAAGGAAGAGTTCCGTTAGTTGCGTTCACACGTAACAGAAGTAACAACTACGCATTAATAAGATTTGAGGACTTACTAAGATTACTAAAATGAAAGAAAGTTTAAACTTATACTTACGTAACTACTACAAGCACCAAGAAAACATTAACTTAGTGTACAGAGAGAATGAAGATAGTAGCTGGAAAAGAAGTGTTTACTTAGACACCTCCTACAATCCTCATACTCCTTATAACCACAGAAGTATTCTTAATTGTGAAGTAGTAATAGAGTTTGATGATGACGATAAAGCAGTTAATAAGAAGTTAGCAGACGAAGTATGTAAAAGATTAAGCAAAGACAACATAGGGTTCAGTAAGTGGTTCAGTGGAAACAAGAGCGTACACGTACACTTCTTAATAGACGTAGGAGAAGCAACTAACTTAACTGCTTTAAAAAGAGTAATACTGAAACATTACAGTGAAGGGATACCTAACCCTGATTTACAACTATGTAGCGATCATCTCATAAGAGCCGAGTTTGGACTACATGAAAAAACAGGTAAGTATAAGACTCTTATATATAAAACTAAGGATTTCTTCTTAAAAAGTAGACTGCCACAAATAATATGGGATAAGTACTGTGACGAAATGTACACATTAAGTAGAAGAAGACTAAGCACAGACTTAAAAGATATAGAGCACAGTGAAGTATTCAAGAAGATAATGGATACAGCGTGGTACAGTACAACTGTTAATGATGGAAGAGAAACAATGCTTTACATAATAATACAAGTGCTTAAAAAGAAGTATACTAAGGAAGACATGATAGATTACTTATGGGCGTGGTATAAGTATACTAAAGGCACTAAACTGTCAAGGAATGATATTGTTATGAAAGTTCATTATCATTATAGCAAGGACTATGTTGTTAGTGAGAGTTTATTGCTTAGAAAACTAGAAGAATTTGGAGGTAAACTATAAATATTTAAATGGTAACTATTAGATTTAAAGGTTACTAGGTGATATTTATGAGTTTGGATGAGATGGTTAAAAGATATGTTGTTACAACAGCACAGAAAGGTGCTACTATTAATAAAGGTTTCTATGATAATTTGAAGAATTATTGTCAGGTTAACAAAGCAGAACTGCTAATACTACCAACAAGTGGCAAAAGTATACTTGATGAAGAAGTAGGACTGCACCCAGACCTACAACAACACAGCATAATAACAACAGAGTATAAACTAAACAACTCAATAAGAATAAGTAATTACGCATTAAAACCACAACAAATCCTACCATTAACAGGACTTAAAAGGTTCGCACAAGGTGACAAAAGCTTCATATTCGCAAGTACAAAACAACAACTACAATACGTAGCAAACAGCTATGACTTAATACCAAAAGCAATAATGACCACAGGATCAATAACAAACCCAAGATACAACGAGAATAATCGTATAGGAAGAATAGCAACTAAAGACCACGAAATAGGAGCAATCATAGTAGAAATAGAGGACTCAAAATACTTCCATCATAGATACATAAAAGCAAACAAGAAAGGCGACTTCTACGACTTAGGAATACCATACACTAATAATAAAAAAGAAGGTCAAATACCCTACTTAATAATGGGCGACTTACACCCACATCACACAGACCCAAAACATTACAAACTAACAATAAAACAACTAAAAGAATTAAAACCAGAAAACTTAGTATTACACGACGCTTTTAACGGAGTAAGCATAAGCCACCACTACAAAGGTAAATTAATAGAACAGAACAAAGTCTATTTAAGCCAAGGATTAAACCTAGAGAAGGAACTAAGAGAAACAGTTAAGTCAATAAATGGTTTAGCTGAACACGTAGACACAGTTTACATAGTAAAAAGTAACCATGATGAACATCTTGAAAGATACTTACAAGAAGGAAGATTCATAGAAGATGTGCCTAATCAAAAAGTAGGAGCAGAACTATTCTTAGAAGCACTACAAGGAAAAGACCCATTACAAGTAGGTCTACAAAGATATGGATTAGCTAACAATGTAGTGTTGTTACAAAGAGATGACAACTTAAAGTATAAGAATGTGCAACTAGGAAACCATGGCGACTTAGGAGCTAACGGTGGAAGAGCAAGTCCAAGAAGCATAGAAGAAGCAAACGGATCAAGCGTAACAGGGCACACTCACACAGTAATAAAACTAAGAGATACATATAGTGTAGGAACAAGCACATATCCAAGAATAGGATATAACAGAGGATACAGTAATTGGGTTCAAGCAAACGCAATAATTAACATAGATGGATCAATACAAATACTTAACAACATCAAAGGGAAGTACAAACTATGAAATTAGAGTTTAAATAGTAATTAGCTCTTTGCTGTGGTCGGATAACCTGGTATTCCGACGGACTGCTAATCCGTTCCCTTAAAAGGGATTGTGAGTTCAAATCTCACCCACAGCGTCAAACAAAGAAAAATGAATGAAACCATAACATACCTAATACTAACCATTTTAATGTACATTAACTATAAGTATTTAGGTATAGGTTTCATCACTCTCCCAATATTCATATTTGGGATTGAAATACCCTTACCCTTCATATTCTTACTAAACAAAACATTTAAATACTAATCATACTTATACTAATTTTATGAAACCAATAATAATATGCATAGCAGGAAGAAGCGGTAGTGGTAAAAGTACAGTAGCAGACTTCATAGAGAAAGAGTTTAATATTCCACAAATACAAAGTTACACTACTCGTAAGCAAAGAGATGAATTTGATGTTGGCCATAAGTTCATTAGTGAAGAATTAATGGACGAGTACTATAATGCTCCTGATTGCTTGGCTAAGACTAATTGGGATGGTGTAAGGTATTGTTGTCTTGGTAGAGATGTAAAATTTATTAATACTTATGTTATTGACGAGGCTGGTATTGATTATTTGAAAAAATATTTTAGTGATAAGTATAATATTACTACTCTATTTATTAATAGAAGTTGGAAAGCTAGAGTTAAAAGTGTTGGTTTAGAAAGAGTTAATAGAGATGTGGGTAAGTTCTATAAGAAAAAAAGAGATTATGATATTTATGTTAAAACTGATAATAAACTTAAATTAGTAAGAGAAGTTAATAGAGTTATTAATCATTTATTACATAATCGGGACAAATTATATATACTGTAATATATAAATATTTATAAATAGTTGAATACTATTTAATAATGGAGAGCTTGATAAGTACTACACTGTTCAACTGCTTAATATTTTATGAGGAAACAAAAAATGAAAATGTATATATTTGAAAAGTTAGACAATGTTAGTGATAGATACCATTCAAATGGTGGTTTAATGGTTGTTGCTAAAGATTTAGATGATTTAAAAGAGATAATTAAGGAATATCAAGATATTATTATCACAGAAAAAGAATTTAAAGAAATATTAATATACGAATTAAAAGACAATAATGTCGAAAGAAAAGTTATTGTTTTCCCAGACGCTGGTTGTTGTTAGATAATAGAGGAAATAATAATGGAATTAAAAGGTAAATATACAAACGCAGTAATTCATGCATTAACTATTGAAGATAGCTGTTTAAATCAAATCCAAAGCATGATTAATAGCCCCGCTTTTAATAAGCAAGTTGTAATAATGCCTGACACTCATGCTGGAAGTGGTAGCGTTGTTGGGTTTACAATGCCAGTCGGGCTTAACTTAATCCCAAATACCATAGGTGTGGACATAGGATGTGGAATATACGCCTACAAAGTAAAAGGTTTAACAACTGATAACTGGGAAGACATAGATAAAAAAATAAGAAGTGTAATACCATTAGGCTTTAACCACAGAACAGACGCAACTGAAACAATTGAATGGGTTGAAAATAAAATGGGCTGTCAAGGAAGATTAAGGGGTCTAATAAATAAACTTGGTTTAACTGAACAAAAAGTTATAAATCAGCTTAGAACACTAGGTGGTGGCAATCATTTTATTGAATTTGCCAAATCCACAAAAGATGACAGTTACTGGCTGTTAATTCATACTGGTAGTAGGAATGTCGGTAAAACAACTTGTGAGTACCATCAAAAAAGAGCTATAGATTACGTTAATAATATTAGAAAACAAATGATGAGTATTGTGGCTATTGTAGATGAAAATGATAGGCAAAGCTTTAAAGAAAACATAAAATCACACGATATATTTAAAGTTCCTAATGAACAATGCTGGTTAGAAGGATTGCAGAAAGATGAGTATTTGCAGGATATGTTTATTGCTCAGAAGTTTGCTCATTTGAATAAAAGAATGATTAAAGATAAGATTTGTGAAGTTTTACATTTAGAAGTTGAGGAATCTATTGAAAGCGTTCATAATTATATTGATCCTAAAGATAACATAATTCGTAAAGGAGCAATTAGAGCTTATAAAGACGAAAAGGTTGTTATACCTTTTAATATGAGGGATGGAAGTATTTTAGCAACTGGGAAAGGTAGTCCTGGTTGGAACTTTAGTGCTCCTCATGGTGCCGGACGAATTATGAGTAGAGGAGTAGCACAAAAAACATTACAACTAAACGATTTTAAAGAAACTATGAAAAATGTTTGGAGTAGTAGTGTTAATAGTGCGACATTAGATGAGTCACCTTTTGCGTATAAACCTAAAAGTGAAATAGAGGAAGCTATAAAGGACTGCGTTGACGTTTATGACTACTTAAAACCTGTTTATAATTTAAAAGAAAGTAATTTTACAGGAAAATATGAAAAATTGAGGAATAAATAATGGAAAAGCACTTTAATTTTAAATACAGAAACACAATAATAACTTTTAGAGAAGACTGGTCAAACGTATTAATGCCTTATAATTATAAATGGGTTGAGTTCACTTGGATAAAGTTCTACTCTGAACTTGATAAAGTGTTTGGTAATTTTGAATTAGAATTTGCTTTACTCGGATTACACTTTGAGTTTAGAATAACTTATAATAAGAAGCAGAATGCTAAAGAAGTTAAAAGGTTACTTAATAAATTTAAAAGAAGTAAGAAGTGGGTTCAACTATGAGTAGTCCAAGACCAGTAATAGAAGTAAAAGACATTAGTATAAGTGGTGGTATAAACATATTTGTACAATTCCACACACTACATGACCTGCTAGAATATAGTAAAGGGTTCGAAGGTGGCGACATCATAAAATGCAAAGAATCATACTATTTACTAGTAAATGACGTGGCGTACTACTATAAGGAGGAAAAATAATGGCACATAAAAATCAAAAAGAATACTGTGAAAGCGTAAAAATAAGACACCCAGAAAAATTTAGTAACGTAAGAGTACTAGAAATAGGAAGCCTAAACGTGAACGGTTCATTCAGGGACTTATTCAAAGACTGTGAATACATAGGAGTAGACATAGTAGCAGGAAAAGATGTAGACATAGTAATGAAAGGACACGAGTATAAAGATAATAAGAAGTACGACGTAGTATGCAGTGGAGAGTGCTTCGAACATGACCAATATTGGAAACAAACAATTCAGAACATGATAAATCATACTAAGAAAGGTGGACTACTATTTTTTACGTGTGCTAGTACTGGTAGAGCAGAGCATGGAACAAGAAGAACAACAGGAGTGCATATTTGGGGAACAGACCCTGACTACTATTATAATATAAGTCCAGAAGAGTTCAAAGAAACGTTTGACTTAGACAAAATATTTAATGATTACGAAGTTAAATACGAAGGTAACTCTAAGGACTTATACTTTAAAGGTATAAAGAAGTAGGTGAAGAGGAAAAACAAGATGGAAGAAGAAAGATGCCCACAATGCCTAAATGACTTACAAGGAAACGATAAGTGTCCGAAGTGTGGATTCTGTGTAGGGTGCTGTAGAATATGAAAGATGAAGACTTCGTATATGGAGATTTATACGAAGATGAAAGGTTAAAGTAATGTTAGAAGATAAGCTATACAGTACCAGTGACTTAATAAAAGAGAACTATGTTCCAAGCACTAAGAAACACGCAAGGCACTGGTACTGGTATAACCCCATAAACGAATACATAGTAAGACTAAAACCAATAGTGTGCATGGAAGAAAGATGTTATAAATTTAAACCAATGACTCAGTACAAAGATCATGATTTCATAACCATGGAATACGTAGGAGCTAAAAGAAAATGACTAATTTCTACTTTACTAGTGACCACCACTTTAATCATAAAAGAGTAATAGAATTTGGGCATAGACCTTTCAGCACTCTTTCTGAAATGGAAACAGTCCTAATTTCTAACTGGAACCAAACTGTGAAACCTTCAGATACAGTGTTTATAGTAGGTGACTTCAACTTTCTTGGCACTAGTAATACGTTTGTACTAATGAACAAATTAAACGGCTTTAAAGTCTTTATAAGTGGCAATCATGACAAACAACAATTCTTAGATAGTTGCATTGTTAATATGCTCGGTAAACAATTTGAAGTAATACATAACCCTGACTATAGCAGTTACATGAACGTTATTCATGGTCATGTTCACTTACCAAGTGCTGTTAAGATTCATAGGCAGAAGAACGGTAGATTGTTTATTAATGTGAATGTAGAACTCTGGGATTACAAACCTGTCAGTGTTAAAACCCTAAGTAAATTAATTAATAAGTTTAATAAATCAAAATAACAACATTTAAATATAAGCCCCTAACCAAGAATAATACTATGATACATAAAGACTTCAACTGGAACAAATTCGCAATAGACCTAGAAACAAATAATAGACTAAGACTAAAAACAATAAATTTAACAGATGAAAAAACATATAAGAACGGAATAAGCCTAAGTGACGGAACATATAACTATTACTTCAACAATGAAGACCACGACTTACAACAAGTAATAAACATTTTAAAAACCAAGAGTAAAGAAACCAAGGCTTTTAAAGGAAGCCTAATCATATTCCATAATTCTGCATTTGACGCACCAATACTAGAAGAACACGGCATACAAATAGGTAATGCTGACTTCTACGACACAATGGTAGCCTGTCACTTAATAAACGAAGAAGATGAGAAAAGCCTAAAGAAACTAAGCATGAAATACTTAGGCAGAGAAGACTTACAACTATACGATAAGAACATGACTAAGAAAGAATTCATAGAATACAGCCTACTAGACAGCCAACTAACCTACGAATTATACGAATACACAGAGCCACTAATAGAAGAGCATAACTTAACATTCTTATTCTACAAAATAGAGATGCCTTTCCAAAAAGTAATAATGGAAATGCACTTAAATGGATTCAACATAAACAAGAACAAAGTAATAGAACACACAAACACACTAAAAGAGCTAAGAGGAAAAGAGCTAATCAACCTATGTAAACTAACAAATACTAAGTACTCCGTAGACTATGACTTACTAGGAAATTACACTATAAACACAAGAGTAAACTTTGATAGTACAACACAACTAAAAACACTACTAATAGACAACTTAGGATACACATCAAAATATAAAACACCAGCAGGAAAAGTAAGTCTAGGTAAAAAATTCTTAGATGACTACAAGAACAAATCAGAACTAATAGCGTCACTATTCAAATATAAGAAGATAAGTAAACTACTAACAGGCTTCTTTAATCCCTTACCTAGCTTCATAGACTCTGATAACTGTGTAAGAACCAGTTATAATGATTGTGGAGCAAAAACAGGTAGGTTAAGCAGTAGAAGTCCTAACTTACAACAACTAGGAAAAGACAATGATAAATTAGGGCTTCCAAGCTTAAGAGAAGTGTTCAAAGCAAGTAACGGCTACACTATGATAACAGCAGATTACTCAGGACAAGAAGTAGTAATAGCAGCACACATAAGTAAAGACCCAGTACTACTAGACATTTTAAGAAAAGGAAAAGATATGCACTTAACAATAGCTAACCAATTCTACAACTTAGGCATAGCAGAAGAAGACCTTTATAGTACAAGTCCAAACTTTGAAGAACTAAAAGAACACACATATAGTAAACAAAGAAGTATGGCTAAAAGTATAACATTCGGATTACTCTACGGAAAAACTAGTCACGGATTAGCAGAAGACTTTAATATAAGTGAAGAGGAAGCACAAGGACTAATAAATGATTACTTCGATGCACTACCAACACTAAAAGAGTATATTGATGAAACTCATGAAGAAGTTAATAATCAGGGATACGTAAGCACACTCGTTAATCGTATGAGGCACTTCCAAAAAATAAAAGGTTACTACCCTGGCAGTGCTTACAGACAAAGTTTTAACTTTAAAGTCCAAAGCTTTGGTGCTGACATGATAAGAATAGCAGGGGTAAGACTACTAAACCTAAAAAGACGACAACCAGACCTCGGACTTAGAATAATAGGAACAGTTCATGATGAATGGATAGTAGAAGTAAAAAAAGATAAAGTTAACAAAGCAGTACCATTAATCAAAGAAGCTTTAGAAGGAGCAGTTAAACTTAGTGTACCTATCAACTGCGGAATAGGAATAGGCGATAATTATAGTCAAGCAAAGTAGTCACACTGACCACTTAAAAAAAAATAAAGAAAAGAAAAAAGTTGTAGACTTATAATAAGTCTACGTCTATTGAACTGATTTCGTCAAATTCTCCATCTTTAATAACTACTAAAGCTTCAAAGGAGTATTTTACGTCGTCTTGTTCGAATCTTCCAGTAACGATCACTTCAGCGTCAGAATCATCAAAGTCAACAGAGTCAATTACTACTTCGTCACTTTCATCATCAAGTCTTAACCTTTCTAAGTCATCCTCATCAAATTTAACAGTTGAATTATCACTCATAGTAAATTCTTCTCTGTCAAGTTCACTGAATAATTCTGATTTAACACTTTCTAAAGCTATAACTTTAGATTCTTGTAAGAACGCTATTCTACTTACTATTTGGTCTAATTCGTCATCGTCTAAATCTGAAGTGTCTAGTTCTGAAAGGTTCCCTTCTTGATCATAAATGTATTCTAAGAAACTTTGTGGTATTACTTCAACTACTTTTTCAACTTCCTTAATTACTTCCACTGGTAATTCCACTGGAACTTCAACAGTTACGTTTCTTATTACTTCATAAGGAACTTGAACTGTTTTAATAACTTCTCTAGGCATAGTTGTTGCTCCTATTATTGCTCCTGAAGCAAATAATATTAGTCCGCTTAAACCCATTATTGTCTTATTTATATTTGTTTTCATATTATACAACCTCCATTGTATTCATATTATTTAATTAGCAGACAACTCGTAAGTTGTTTAATCACTGCCATATAAGAAATTTATCTTGCTTTATAAAATTGTTTGATTATATAATACTCTTGCCCGTTCTTTAAGCTAGTAATAGTCATAGAATCTACTATTACTTTAAAGTTTTTATAACCGAATACTCTATCTCTGTCGTTGTCATCTTGCTTAGTATAGTTAAGTTTTAGTTCTCTGAACCCTAACTTGTTTAAGTAGTTAGGCTCCATTGTTCTAGGTAAGCTTATTAAGTTGCTAACTATTGCTTCTAAGTTAGCATCTTTGCTTAGTTCTTCTTCTAAATTAAAGTTTAACATCTTACTAACCTTGGTATTCTTTACTACTATTTAAATGTTTCGGTTTATTAATTCATCCAGTGTATTTCTTTACTCTTACTAATATCAGCAGGAGTAACCAAACCAGGTCTTTTACCAGGAACTAAATCAACACCTAAACCTAAATAAATCCTAGCCACGCCCTCACTACAAATAAGAGAATTATCACCATCACCAACTAAGTCCTTACCAGTAACCATACTCTTCAATATTAATAATAAAGCTTTAAAATCATAAGGTTTACCTACTAACTTTAAAGTATTACGCCTTATTGCTTCCCTTAACTCCTTACCAAGTATATCAAACACTCTACCTACCTTGCATTGTTCTTGTAAATAAGTCGTATGATACTTAGTAATCACGAATCCAGTCCACTGAGCTTCAGCAACTAACACGTAGCCATCTTCTAAGTCAGTTCTAATAATCATGCCTACGTGACTAAACTCACTGTTAGTTACGAACTTAATAACTTTGCCTATAAAACCTAGTCCTCTTGTTAAGACTATATCACCTGTATGAAATTCTAACATTTTAAATCACCAAATTAAGTGTTCTAAACACTATTGCCCTACTTGTAAATACACTACTTCCAGTAGCACCACCACCATTAGCTCCCACGATAGCATTTATGGTCAGCTTTATGTCCATACCGTTAGTTCTATCTGATGCTGTTATAGGATAAACAATCTGTAGTCCTTGAACTGTAACAGTATTTCTTATATTATCTATTTTACTTGGTGCTGCAACAGTAAAACTATTGATAGTAGTAGATGAAGTAATATTCTCTGCTAGGAGTGTTATAGAAACAGTGGAACCTCCACTACCATTAGTTGCACAGTCTGCAGTAAAATTTCCGTTTATGTCTACAAACAAGTAGTCACCCATCTTTGAAACAACTGAAGAAGCAAATGAGTATGTTTTTGTTTGCGTTTCCGTAGTATTGTTAGTACTATTACTGCAGTTTAAATCTGTGGAAGTGTCCACTTCATATATACCATTTGTATTAATTACCTCGTTAAAATTACTATTCAAATCTGTACTAAACGTACCACTCACACCTGGACTTATTACTTTTAAAACCATTTCATTTCACCTTATTATAAATTATATTTTTGATCTAAATAATTATGTATTAACTCAGCTTCCTTAGCACTCCCTACTTTAAGAAACCACCCAATTACTACCATCATAAATCACATTAACACTTTCGCTAGGCACAAGAGTAATAACAGTCACAGCCGAAGGATTCTTAACAACTAAATCATTCGTACTACCAGTATTCTTAATAACATAACCAAGACCTGTTTCACCAGTTGGCAATGTAATATCCCTATCACTAGCACCACCATTCAAGTGCTGATAATACTTATCAGCGTTTGTTAATGTCTTTGTAGCTGCTATTGTTTCGGCATTAAGACCTAGGAGTAATCCTCCGTTTAAATCATTTCTTCCACCAGTTGTAACTATTGTTTTACCAGAACCATCTTGTTGTAAGTATAATAAGTCCCCAGTAGCTAAAGCACTATCAAAAGCAAATCTTACAAGGGAACTAGTTCCTGTACCAGTGAAAGTAGTATTATTATAAACAAGTAACCCATTACCTGTAGTTCCAACTTTATCAGCTCTTATAGTTCTACCATTACCTGCTAATACATAAATACCATCACCAACACCATCTTGTTGAACATGTAAAGCTGTTGCACTAGCACCAGCACTATCCATAACAATATCCATAAGATAACCACTTGCTTGTGCTGCACCATTATAAAAGTAATAAGGTGTTCCACTTGTCTGAGTAGTTATTGCTCTTAAAGTATTACCACCTGTTGCTGAAGCACTGATGTCCAACGCTATACCATTACCATTTTGATCCACTAATAATCCAGTACCTGTTCCTGCGTTAGAAATAGTTTGTGCAGGTTGAGTGTTTGACGCATTAGCTTGTTCAACTCTTAGAACAGATTGATCAGTATTCTTAATACTATTACCGTAAAAAAATACGTCATTTCTAACAACACTTATTGAATCTACCTTCAGACCTTCATAAGCAGTACTTTCACTATCAATATTTAAACCTCTACCACTACCATTATTATCTATAAATATGCTATCTCCAGAACCATCATTAATAATGTCAAGTAATCTACCAGTACTACTAGCGTTATCTTGAATAATTCTAGATAAAACTTGAGTTTGAATAGCATCAGTATACACATTTAAAGCGTACTGTCCACTAGCCAATACACCTGCTTGTACTATTTGTAATGCATCCTGAGTCCCGGCATTATTTACTTCTAAACCAATACCATTGCCGTTTTGGTCAACATATAACCCGTACCCTGTACCGTCTTGTTGAACAACTAAAGCTGATTGGTCATCACCTGCGTTATCTTGTTCAATGAACACAACAGGAGCAGCTGAAGTAGCAGAAGTAACATTCCTATAAAACCAATTAGAGCCAGTAGTGTCATCTTCTTTATTTAAACCTACTATGCTAGTTGTTTTGTTAGCTACGAAGTCCCACTGATTAGTTGAATTAACAACGTTTATAGCAGAATTACCACTTTGTGTTATACTAAGTTTAGCACCGCTATCAGTAGTAGTACCAATAAGCACATTATTAGTTTCACTTAAAGTTAAAACATTAGCTGTAGGACTAACAAAAGTTAAAGCATTACTAATAGGAGATAAAAAATTATCACTAACAATAGACCAATTAGTAGTAGAACCTTCTATAAAATCTATTCTTTGGTCATTACTAGCTAAACTCTTAACCTGTAAAATACTTGCACCCGAAGCTGTTTTATTAACAGTTAAAGTATCATTACTTCTTACAGCACCATTAACATCTAACTTATAACTACCGTCAGTAGTAGTACCAATTAAAAAATTGCCTGTTTCAGTAATTCTGGCTCTATCAACATCACCAGTTTGAAAAATTAATAATTCATTACCAGTACCATCAGCACCAGCATTTAAGTATAAAGTGCCATCACTTTGTACTTCACTAATACCTTCTCCAAAACCAGTAAGTTTTATTCTTTGAGCAACATTTAAATCACCATTGAAAGTAGTGTCTTGTTCAACATTAAAATCCACGACGCCAATACTACTCCCTTTTGTAAATGTAAAAACATCTGTGTAAGTATCATTAGAATCAACACCTTGATAAGCAATAGTATTAGATGTTCCTCTATTCTCAATAGCTCCCCTGCTAAAAGTATTTTCTAAAAATTCAATACTAGTAGTATCAGTCGTCAAAGGATTATTGAAAACCAAACTAGACTTAATTGTAGTAACCCCACTCACAGAAGCATTACCATTAACTTGTAACTTATCCCCATTATCAGTAGTAGTACTTATTGCTAGATTACCAGTATCCCCAAATAATCTCATATACTCGGTTTCAGCACCGACATTAGCAGCCCTGAAAACTAAATCATTTGTAATACTACCGGTACTACCAGCTGTAATCCAACTGTCAGCACCATCATTACCAATAGCAATATACTCATTACCAGCTTTATCAAAAGCGTAAATAGTATTTTGATTATCACCATAAACCCTAAAATCAGCATTACCAGTCCCAGTATTATCAACCTTAACACTTCTATTAGAAGAACTACTTGTCCTAATTGTTGCATCATTAGTTGTTTCAGCCCCAAATCTCCAAGTTAGTCCATTATTAGCACTAAATGTATTAGTTACACTACCAGCACCACTTAAAGCAATACTAGTAGGATTAGTTATTGTACCAGTAACTGATAAGTTAGGTGTGTTAACAGTTGTTCCATTAAAAGTAAAAGTAGAATTAGTTATGAAACTACTACTACCATTATGCCAATAAGCAACGCCGTTAGCATCAGGAGAATCAGCTCTAGTAGCAACCTTTTGTAAACTACCAATTTCACCAATCTTAAAACTATCATCTGACTCACTAAATATGAATTGGTAATTAGTAGCGAGACCTCTATCAATTTCTATACCAGCACTACCAGCAGTAACACCACTACCAACCTCTCCGTTGTTTAAAACTATGATGTTATCAGCTGTTGTAACAGTTGTACTATTAATAGTTGTAGTAGTACCACTAACAGTTAAGTCACCAGTAACAGTTAAGTCATTAAAACTAACATCAGAACTAGTGCTCAGCCCTTGATCTAACGCATTAACGTAACCCCACTGAGCAGTAGTAGTACTAGAAGCAAGGTTGTCTAAATCACTAACTTGACTAACAAGAATACTGCCAACATTAGCCTCAATAGTATTACTAACATCATCATAAGTCCAAGTAACATTAGTAGTATCTGTTAAAGCACTACTAACAGCATCCTCAATGTACTCTGTTAAACCAACAATGTCTGTAGGTTCAAAAGTACCTATCACTGTATTACTTACTTCTACTACTGTATTTGTTTCACTAATTTCAACATAAGGCATAATTATTCACTTCCTACTGATTAGCACTAAGGCTAATATTTACGTTACCTTCAAGAATCCTAGTAACAATTCCACTGCTACTAGTAATATCACAAGTATAAACTCCACTACTACTAAGAGTGCTAGTTATAGTGTTAGGTATTACTAATTGTAACCTTCCACTACTCCCACTAAGTGTTAAGTAATCTGTACTTGTACTCGCTGTTAGTATAGTAGAGCCACCTGTAAGGCTAGATTTTATTGTCAATAAAGCACTATATCCTGTTAAGTCTATAATGTCTTTGTTATCATCATAATAAGTGAATGTGTGTGTAAACGTGTCACCTTGTTCTATTAATAAATTATATTTTCCTGCAGCCATTTTATCATCTAATTAGTATCCAAAACTATAAAATATCATAGTTTTTGTTTATAAAGCTATCTAAAATATAGTCTTTGTTTGGAACACTGTACTACTACAATATTCACCATCAATAAAGAACTCACCATCAATATTACCATTAACAGAGTGGTCTATTACGAAAGGATCATAACCGGTAAGCCTACCATTACTAAACAGTTTAGCTCTTTCATTACTTGTTACAGCCCTATTTATAATAATAGGTACGCCTATTACTCCGTTATAATCATAGCTTAGATTAGTATCACGACCAAGTAAATAGTCATTAGTGCCACCATCAAATAATGAACCTGTTTCAGTATCACTAGCAACTAATACATTATTAACATAAACTTCTTGCAAATTATTTTGTAAAACAACTAGTACTTTATATGCTTGATCTGATAAGATTAATCCTGTAGCACTAACTAAATTCTTAGTTACACCATCATATCTATATTGAAAAGTAATTGAACCATCACTACGAACAAAGAGTCTAGGATAAAGAGTGTTTCCAAATAACCTATAATAAATGTTAGCGTTTTCCACTATACTAGGTGTAAATTCTACAAATACACTTGCTTCAGGTGTACCACTAGGAAATACTCCTCCTGTACTACTTCCTATAACATAAGTACTAGCACTAGCGTAGCTTCCCCCAAAGAACTCATAACCTGTAACTCCATTCTTTGTAACAAGAGGTTTATCTAGTTTATGAACAGAAGTATAATCATATAAGTTAGCTACTTCAGATGCAGATAAATCAATAGTTGACAATATTAATGCATTGTGACCTATGCCATTAAGACCTGTCCAACTACTATTAGTTGGATTATCAAATAAGACATCAAAGAAAATAGTTCCACTTCTATTAGGAGTACCACTAGTAACATCAGTATCATCCTTATATACTTTCAAATTATCAGAAGAATCCCTTGTAATAGTTAACATGAAAGGTGTGTCTGTTGGCATACTTTCAGTTAGAGTAACCACAGTATTAATATTACCACTAACAGTGACTCCTATGGTACTACCTGAAGATCCTTGAAAACTAATTCTACCATTATTAAAATCAGTTTCATGACCAATTAAACCATTATTACCATTATTGTTACTGTAAGGAGTGTAACTAAAAATAGTTAACCAGAAACTAATAGTGAAAGCCCCTGTTACGGCACCATAATTAATAACTATTTTATTATTATCAGTTGTACACTGATAAGCATTATTCGCATTGCCTAAATAATCGGTTACGAGGCTCCAACCTGCACCACTAAGAGTGCCGTTATTAGAGTTAACACTTTCATCATCTGCGTTACCATTAAAAGGATAATAAGCAGTAGCATTAATTTTCCAAGTAGCATCAAAATTACTATTACTAAAATCATTCACTACACCAACTGTAGGATTAGCACTAGTATCTAAATCTAGTATTACGTCTTCGTAAGGCTGTATTGTATTGTCAAGATTAACACCAGATAAGTCGCAACTAACCACGCTATGCTTAGTACTAACCATGCTAACTTCACTAATAGTAATAGTTTCACTAGGACGCAAACCAAACACTTCCTCACTACTATTAGGTAAGAAATCTTGCTCGTAACCAAGACTCCTATTCTCAATCTCCCTAATCTTCTTACCTAAATCAAACAAATCATTAACCACAATACACCACCGCTTCAAAAACCACTTTTTTATTTACTGAACTTAATCTGATACACGACTTCAAAATCAAAATCAGTAGTATGAACCAAACTACTCATCACAGTATCAGCCCATAACTCTCCGCCACTAATACTAGTCATTAAACCAACACCAGCCAAAACCTCATTATTAGCACTAACACTGCTTCTAGTCATTTCAAACAAAGAATTAACACCACTACTACTATTACTAGTAGTAATTCTATCAAACTCAGAACCTACAATGTCAGAACTAACACTGCTAATAAGCATAGCACTCACTGTAACATTACTCTCACCACTAACCAACTTGCTAACACCATTAAGCATAGCATCATAAATAGTCATACCACAACCTCCTTAACCGTTACTAATACACCATTCTCATCATAGAACACGTCAGTAACCTCAAAATCATCATTAACCCCAATACTACTAATAACCAATCTGACCTTAGTACCAACACTAAAACTAATAGTAGGCTTCATATTAAAAGAATACTTTAAAACACCATCCCCATACTTACTAATAAGATCACTAGCCCTAGTTTTACCTATACGTCTAGCTTCCTTCTTAACTTTACTGACCCATGCATCAGCACCACTCACAATTTGACCATCAGCGTCAGTCCAAGTAGTAATTGTGTACGGATAACTATTAGGGAACAAATCATTATCATTAAAACTACTACTATTATTTTTCTTCTCAGTAGCAATCAAGTTACTAGTAATATTCATATCAACTATGTACTTAAACCTAAGACCATGCTTAGTCGTACTAACAGGATCCTGATCCCTAGTAGTAATACCATCACCATTAGGAGCAGTACCACACCTGACTATTACGAAGTTAACAACTTCACTACTATCCATAGTTCTCTTAACACTAACAAAGTCAGAACCTTCAGTTAAAGTAAGACTACTAATAGTAGCATCACGATTCTTAGCAACTCTGAACTTATTATCAGGAGTAATCCACCAATAATAATTACCATCACCAGTATTATCAGGAATCAAATAATCACTAATAACCTTATTAAGACTCTTATAATACTCCTTAACACTACTACCACTATTAAGTAGAGGGAAAGCAGAACCATCCTCCTTAGTAGTAGGATTAAACGCGGAATCCCACGTAACATCAAAACTGTTATTTAAATTAAAATTCTTAGTACTATCAAGAGCAGCCTGTAAAAACTGCATAACATTAACATTATTAACATCAATAAACACAATACCTCTAGTAACCACTTCGTTAAAACTGTTACATTTAACATTAACAAAGTTACCATTAGTAGTCAAATCATAACTAAGGTTCTTAATAATACCACTAAAAATTAAGTTAGAACTACTAGCAACACTAGTGTTAACTAAGTTATAGAACTCAACCTTGTCTTCTTCACCAACAACATCATAAGCATTATCACGACTGATTAATAAACGGAAGTTAGCATCATCATTACTTTCACCTACGCTTATCTTAGCATTCTTATTAGTTGCGTTGCTAAGTGTGACAGGAGTATCACTCCAACTATTCGTTATCCTATCATAGGCTTTAATTAATAAAGTATTATACATCTTCTATAAAGTTAATATTAACAGTGTAAAGGTTACTCTTAGGGTCTATACTTACCGTGTAAGAGTCAACAACAACAGGTATATCAGTAACACCACTACTACTACTAGCATAACTAGTAAGAGTTCTACTGTTATCAGCTTCACTAATTATACTAAGTATTAAACCTGTAGCAGCACTAGTTTTAACATCCCTAACATACGCATTAAAATCAGCCCAGCTCATCATACCATTAGTAGTATACCAAGCACTGCTTTTATCTGGAAGTACTATGTTCATGCTAATAGTAGGGTTACTCCACCCTTTCTGACTAACACTACTTATACCATTATCGTTAAGTAATCCTTTACCTTCTACACTAGCTACGCTGTTAAAGTTCTTCCAAGCGTACCTAATATTATTTGCTAGTACTTTCTTGTTTCCTAGCACTGAATGTTTAAATGTTATTATCTCAGCCATATTCATCCACCATTATATCCTGACAGCATTGATATATCAGCCTTATTTACAGCGTCAAGTATACTCTTTGCTAAGTCAGCATCACCTATTTTAGTATCATTAAAATAAAGATTAGTGTCACCACTACCTTCTTTCTTAAGGTTTACTTCATCATCAATTTTTTGCTTCCAAGCATTAAACTCATTCTGTAAGTAATCACCTGTAAGCATAGTATCAGCATAAGCATTCCTATAGTAGTCACCAAAACTTTTAGTGCTAGTACTTGGCATTGTCTTCATCATTTTGTCTTTAAATATTTCCATTCCAGGAATACCTAAAGCCATAACAGTCGTAAGACCGTCAAATATAGCTCTTTTAACATTATCTTTTAATTTATCATAAATCATATCACCAAGAGCAGTAAATAACGCAGCTACAAGCCCTACTGTAGCAAATATTTCTTTTATGAAGTCATCAGTTGCTAAGCCTTTAAGTACAGCACCAATAACCATGAACCATCCACCGCCTTTCTGCTTATTCCAAAGCTTATAGCCCCCGACAGCACTCATTACACTAGCAGCACTCTCAAACAAAGAATCTACAAATTTACCATCCTTAATACTCTCTACAGCATCACCAGCCCACTTAATACTAAGAACTATAGCACCTATAGTTAAACCTGATTTAACTTTGTCACCTGCAGCTGCCCAGTCCTTACTATTTATATAAGTATAAAAATCTTTGAAACCATTATAAGCTAAGTAACCTCCACCACCAACAGTAAAAATAGTACCTAGAGCAACTCCTAAAGCAATCACACTAGCAGTTAATTTAGGGTTATTCTCAACCCACTCACTAATCTTACTAATAATAGGAATTAAAAAACCAATAATAGGTTGTAAAGCATCACCTATAACGAAGCCTAAATACTTCATCTCTCCCTCTAATAAGGTACTCTGCGTAGTTGCACCTTCCATAGTGCTAGTAATGTCTTTAAATGTGGTAAGACCATACCTTGCTATACTAGTAAAAGTTTGCTTCATAGCCATACCGAAGAACATAATACTCATAGCCCAACCAGGGAAAGGATTCATTTTAGCCGTTTTTCCTAATGAAGCCATAGCAACCTTATTAGCATTAATCTGCTTAGTTAATTTAGAAGTAGTTTCTGCAACTGCTTTATTCATAAGGTCATTAGCGTTTAAAACTTTATTATGTGCACCATAAATTTTATCATTTTTCTTAATAGCATCAGTTATACTACTAGCACTTTTTAAACTAGTATTAAGACTAGACTTAGTATTATCAAGATTTGTTTGAAGTTGAGCTAAAGTCCTCCTATAAGAATCAACACTTATAGAACCCTTTTTAAACTCTTTGTTTAACTTCTTTATGTCTTCTAGAGCCTTATTTACTTTAGCTCTAATTTCAATCTCATACAAATCATTCATAATATCACTTACCCTTATTATTTTTACTCATAGCCTTATTCTCGGCTTTAATCCTCTCCACGTGCTTATTAAACAAGCCAAGCAGGAAAGGCACACTACTATTGTTAATAACTTCTTCAGAGTAACCAAACTCTGAAGCTAAGACATAGTACAAGTTGAACAAGTCAGCTTCCTTACTCTTAGTACTAACATATTTATCTAAATTAATCATGACATATTAACTTTGACAACTAAAGGCAATAATTTAAGGAACTGATTACTTACAAAATAATCAATTTGTTCAAGGTCTTCAGCAGTAACAAAGTTATGCTTAATACTATCTTTACACATCTCAAACACTGAATCTAAGTCAAGTTCACCTAGAGCTGACAAGAATACACCAGCAGACTCCTCATCACTTAAACTCTCACTACTTACACTGGATAGTTTATTAGTGACAGCGAATAGTACTTTCAAATACTTTCCATTAACAGGTTTAATTGTTATTTTTTGTCCTTCTGCAAACTCAAACTCTTCTACTTTAATACCTAAACTTATATTCACCATTTCAAAACACCCTTTTATCTTTATTGTCTTTAACTTGTAAAGATTCTATTTCATTTTTTAAATCACTAACTCTTAAATCAAGAACTGATAAGTACTCAGCCATATCACTGATTAACTCAGCAGTCTTATAACTATCAAGTAACAACTTTATACCTTGTAGGAATTCGTTATTACTATTGTCAAAACAGAACTTTATAAAATCCTCGTGGATTCTAAGATTACCATCTGTTGCAGTGTACTTAATACTAAAACCCATGTCACCATTCTCACTTGACATCTTAGTAAGTTTCTTACCCAAATCAAACAACTCTTGCTTACTCACCATTTCAAATCACCTTTTCACACATATACTTATTGTAATTCTCTCCAAGTCAAACTACCTTCAACATCAACATTAGTACTACCACCAATAGGTCTAATACATAACACTATTGAATCCCTAGTACCATCAATAGCAGAACCTAAAAGAATAGCATTCTCTATACCTTTACTCTGACTACCACTACTACCACTCTGAGCACCTTGACTCTCAATAAAACCACCGCCGAACTTAATACCACCAGTAACAGTATTAGCAGTTGCACCCCTAGCAATCTCACAAGCACTCATACTTTCACCAACATAAGTAAAAGTACCAGCAACAACAGGATTACCAACAAGGAACCACTCACACTTACTAGTAGCACTATGTAACTGCAAAGCAGCATTCATAATCTTAACACTAGCACCAATATAATTAGTTTTAAGCCTAATACCCATAATAGCATACACATTATTCTCTGTGTTAGCATCAACATGAGTTCCTTCAGTGGAAGCATACCTAATACTACCACTATCAGTGTTTCCACCCTCACTAATAACAGTACAACAAATCTGACTAAGATTACTACTAACTCCAGTACCATCATTCTCAATAGCACTTCTAAGAGGAAGATTAGGAGTACTCATATAAACAACACTAAGATTATTAGCATTATTAAAATTGTGAGCGTAATAAATTAAACCATTAACAACGAAGCCCATTCTAACACGCCCAACACCAAGCCACTCAAAATCAATGATTAATATCTGAGTAGTATCAAAATCAAGTGTGATACCACTAGGACCAGTACCATCAAACGGATCAACATTCCAATTACTCTGAGCAACCTTAGTATCAACCGCTGAGCCACTACTAAAAGTTCTTTGAACCAAATAAGTGTCAAGACCGTTAAGTTCTAAGAATAAACCGTTATTATCATCAAATAGCCCTTCTTGTTTAATTATACCAGCGTCATTACCATGCATATTAAAAGTGATAAGAACAAGTTGACTTTTACCTGGTTTATAGTTAAACCTCATCTTAGTCTGACGAATTCTTTTACCAGCAGTTGATGCACCAACAACTAAAGTTTGTTGAGCCTTATTAGGATCATAACTAGTACTAGTGCCACTACCGCTAACTTCTTGATTATCATAAAACAGTGGTATGTTCTCAGCATTATCCGCTATGTCAGCATCATTATATAAATTCTTACTATCAAAAATGGTTTCAGGATTACTAACTCTTAACCTTGCAAACGCGTCAATACTAGGACTGTCGCCTAAAGCAAAAAAAGAAGGGTTAGAAACACTATTAAGCCCACCACTATTATACGTAGAAACAGGAATAGTCAATGCGTCATCTACAACTCTCGTTAGGTTATTCCTAAATTCTCTATCGTTTAAATGAGTGAACTCAACCATGTTAATTACCAACTAAAAAACGCTGAACTATGAACTAACGCACTTGACTTAACATTAGCAGCTCCTAATTCTGATGTACTACTACCTGTGAAAGTAAGACTCATAGTCACACTGTCATCTGCAGGAGCATCAAAGCTAAGAGTTGTTATTTCTGCATTATTAAACCCAGTAGAATCATAAACACTTCCTTTAAGAGCTTCTATCATAATCATGCTATTAACAGGATCACTTGTACTTGTACCATCACTCATAAATAGTTTTTGCCATCTCTCAATAGTAGTAGCACTAGCTCCGCTTAATAAAACTTCCATAGACACTTCATAATCTGTTCTAGGCTGTTTCTTTCTAACTTGACCACCATAAACATTAACTGTTTCTCTTTGAGGTTCTAAACCACTCCAACTAACACTTGTTATTTCACCAACAACACTATTACTACTAGCTAATGAACTTCCATCAACATCTGCTGCAGCAACATAAATTGTTACATTATCCTTATTAATACTTGTATCTGCCATAAATCTTCACTTTCTCCAACTATATTTAAACCGACTAACAATCTTAGTCTTAAACTCTTTAAACACCATACTCGGTGCTTTTCTCATCTGTGCAACATTTCCACTCTTAACATAATGCTTTACAACCTTACTTGTACTAGCTCTAAACATCCACCTTGGTATATTAAACCAGGCACCATTCCATGACTTCTCAGGATGAGGTTTAAAACTCTGAGTCAACAATAAAGCCTTACTGCCTTTAAAGTCCCTTCTGCTAACTATAATACTCTGAGCACTACTACCAGTATCTTTAGGCATATCAAGCTTAACTAAATCCCTAAGCTTCCTACCAGCCATGTTTAAGTCAGCAGGAACGCCTGAATCAATAGCTTTCTGTAAGTTATTAAGCCTACGCTTAACATTCTTATCATCAACCCTAACATCAATCTTAATCATTTTCTATCCCAACTAACACTAATAGTTTTACTCCTAACAGGCTGATCATTAATAACTACGAAGTTCTCACTCTCATTATAACTAACCAAATTAAGACCACTAATAGGCGTAAGGAAACGAGCACTAATAGCATCACATAACTCATCAACATGAATAGACTTCTTGCTGAAAACCACTATGTTAATACCTAACTCGTCAACAAACTTATAAGTACTAGCACCGTTAAAGAACGCGTTAGAAAAACTTCTACTAACTGGACTTATAACAATTATAGGATTAGACAAATTAGTCTTTTCATCAGGATAAATACCTGTGAACTTAGGACTTAAACCAGCAACTAAAGTACCAGTGCTAATCTTAGTATAAACAGCATCATAAATATCATTAGTTAGTGTAGCATCACTTATAGTCATTTTTAATCACAACAAATTTTTATAATCTTCCCACACAACCTCCTGTGTGCATAGACAAGAACCATTAACCTATAATGATTCGGTAAGCGTAAGTATTTGGCATAAATTAACTCCCTTCAAAGAATAATTCTCTACAAGGATTACTTTATAAACCTTACTATTAAAATTAATAATGTCGTCAACACCAACAACAACGTCGTGCTTAACAACCATGAACAAATCACCTTTAGCACTCTTACTAAACTCAAAGAAAGCACTAACATTAGTATTCTCTAAAAAAGGAACAACAGTTAACGTGGAAGCAGCACCGAGAACCTCAGTCATATCACCACGATTATTATAAGTAGGAGTATTCACTTGAAGAGTAGCAGTAGTACCAAGACCAACAAATAATTTCTTAATTATCCTACTCTGAATACTAGTAGCGTTAACCAACTTATACACCTGTACCGAAAACTATGTAAAGAATACCAATAATAACCCCTGCTTTATAAACCAAGTCCATTATTCTATCCCTATTCCAACTAGCCATGTTCTTAATCTCGAACAGCTCTTCCTTTGTAGCGTACTTACTGTCTGCTTTATCAACGAACTCCTTAAACATATTTTTAAGATCGCTGACGCCTTCTTTTAAATAATTAATATCAGTCTTCATTATAGCGATTTCCTCATTAATTATATTTCTAACAGCCATCTTTAATAAACCTTACTAATTTTAAAAACTTTAAAATCCAAGCCAAGATTACTAAACAAATCCTTAACTTCAGCATCAATACCTTTAATAGTACTCAAACTAAAATTAGACGGGTCACTAACCTTAATAGTACCCACCTGGATACTACCACCCTCAACATTAGCTTGACTACTAACCAACGATAAAATAACTCTCTTAGCAACCATTAAAGTCACTAACCTCTTAATATAACTAGGAACAGTCTTATAACCACTAGTATAAGTAACACAGAACTTCCTACTACCCCTACCAGGTATTAAATTATTAGTACTATCATCCCCATTAATGAAATGAATAGCACCAGTATCAGAATAATAATAATAATCAAAAGTGTCACCATTAACAAGAGTAACCCACTCAGGAGTCACACCCATAGGACTCTTATTATAACGAAGCTCACTAATACTAATAATAGGATTAGTAGGTAACAATAAAACACCACTACCATCACTGTCAAGATAAACACTAGAACTAAGAGTGCTACTATACATATTATCCGTTCTTAAATCAACCTCACTACTAGCCTGACCAATCCACTCAGTGACAGCCTGACTGCTAGGAATAGTATCATTATCAAAAGCAAACTCTGCCCTAATTTCATTCTCAACATCAACAAGTGTAGTATACATAACCATAAATATAACCCCAAAAAAAATAAAAAAATAAAAAATGAATAAGCCTAAGCTTATTCGTAGTACTTGATTGTAGCGAAAGCGTTTGCTCTTTCTACTTTCATATCCCACTCTTCAACTATACCAATAGTAGTAAATCTACCAAGAACATCGTATTCAGTTCTCATAGTAGGTAAAGCTTTTCTAGCTATACCAAATGCAGGTTCGCCCAATTGAGTTTCTCCTATTAATATAGCAGTGGATACGTTTGTAGCAGGTGCAACAACTGTACTTTCATAAACTTCAATACCAGCAACTTTTCCAACTAATCCTCTTCTGAAAGCATCACTGTCACCAGCGTAATCTGCTCTAGCAAATTGTGGAAGTTTTAATAATTGACCAGCTCCACCAGGACTAACAACTAAAGCTCTAGGCTTGTATAAGTCAGTTTTGATTAAAGTTATTGCATCAACAATATCATCATAGTCAATACTATCACTTGAAGCTAAAGCACTAGCATCAACACCATTAGCTACAACTGCATTTCCAGCACCAGCAACTAATAAGTCGTAAGCGAAATCATCTCTTTTAAGAGCAAGTGAATATCCACCTTTCATAGACATATCCTCCATTGCGTCAAAGAAACTTCTTCTTGCTTCTTTATCACTTAATTGGAAGAATTTACCATATTCAGTAGGTGTGTAAACTACTTGAGTCATTGTCACAGCACTTACAGATCCTAATGTGCTTTCTACAAGAGCAGCAGCCATAGTTGGAGCAACGTTTAAACTTACATTTATACTGCTACCATCTTGACCAAGTAAAGTATCAATTACTTTAGCGAATCTTGTGATTACCATATTTTGTTCTGCATATTTTCTTAATTGTTTATCCCAGTACACAGGATTAACATACCCTGCACTAGCACTTGTACTAACGAAAGCGTTAGCATCTATTGCGTTTTTAATTACTTCTATCATTATATTTACCTCTAAAATTCTTATTTTTTACTCTTCAACAATTCAACAAAGATTAGTAAATTTAATTTTGTCTAGATCTGAAAGCTATCCAGCTCTCATACTCAGCATTCTTAATATCTTCTTCAGTCATCTTGCTTTTAATCTCATCAAAAGGGCTCTTATTACTAGCAGCACCTTGTTTCCTAGTTTCTATTTCAGCAAGTCTTTTCTCAAATTCAGCCCTGGACTTTTCCTGTTCTTCTAACTTAGCTTTATACTCAGCTAATTCTTTAGCCATCTTAGCTTTTTCTTCAGCGTCCTTCTTAGACTTCTCTGCTTCTTCGTATGACTTCATAGCTTCTTCTTTGCCTTTAGTTTCAGCTTCTTTCAGTAAAGACTCTACTTCTTTCTTTCTACGTTCTTCCATTAACTTAACTTCAGCTTCTGCTTTAGCAAAATCTTCTTGGCTTACTTTAACGTTTTCTTCACTCATTGTGCGTCACCTATTAAAGCTTTGATCCGAGTAATTTCATCATTAGCACTCTTAATGTTCTCCTCTAATTTTCTTAGAGTGTCAGTGCCACTTTTTAAGGATAAAGTCATCTTCTTAATATTAGACTGTGCTTCTATTAAGTGTAACTCCTTTGTTAATTCAATAAATTTAGGATCTTGTTCGAATTTCCAAAGCACCTTCTCATAGTTAGGCATAAAGTTATCAAATTTTATAGCATCCATTTGCTTAGTTATACTAAGTTTCTTTTCAACTATACTTATAGCTTCACTTGTGTCTTTGTGATCTTCTTCATAAATCTTTAATTCTCTTTCTAAATTTTCTAAGTGTTTAAGCCTAGAGTCCATTTCAATCTTTTCAACCATTCTATTATACCTCTTATCTATCCTTTACTAAATTCCAGTCACTTGGGAAGTGCGGAACAATAACGCTGGTATCAACGTATACAGGAATATTATTGTTCTCAGTATCCATATAAAAATATACGTCACTGTGCTTGTCAGCAAACCTTTCATCATACCAGAAAGGAAACTTCTTAACTACGTCCCTTCTTATAAGCGTACACCCAAAACCACAACCATGAACCTTTTTAAGCGATCCGTCAAGGAAAGCATTAATTTCAGCCATATTAACGTTTTTGTGACCTGGGAAAGTTTCAGTTACTCCTAAAATTTTGCTACCTTCACCTTCTCTTAAGAATATGCAAGGAAACTTAACCTTATTTGTACCTAAGTAATAGACAGAACCTACTACTGGTTTGGCATGACTCATAAGTCTTTGTATTATGTTCCTATCAGGTAGTAAGTCGCTCTCTATAAGCATTAAAAAATCATAGCCTTCATTTATAAACTTTTCCCTAATATAGTTCTGGCTCTTAGTTAAAGCCATACGGCTATTCTTATCAATCACGCCCCTACCAACCCAGTGAACATTCTTATAACCCTCACGCCTAAGTTTAGAAGTGTAACTCTTATGACTAGTATTATCAACAATAATAAAATCATAATTAGGATAACTAAGATTACTAATCGCATCATAATTCTTAGGAAAAATATAATGCTTACCACTATAAGTAACAACACCAACAAGAACTTTAGGACTACTCATAAAGCACCCCTTTCAACCAAGGAACCAGCCTGGCTAATCCTAACACCATACTTAACAGCGAAGTACTCCTCGTCATTACTAAAAAAGTATTCGAAATTAGACTTAATAGGCAACAAACTATAATCAACACTAACACCACTAATATTCACAGAAGGAACATGGCTAATACCAAGAACACCGTGCTGCTTAATAAAGAAATCATACAAATACAAATAAGTAGAATATAATGAATCAAAACTAGAAAAAGCCTCACTACTAATACAGAACAAGTAATCCTCTAATAAATTAGGCTGATCACTAACTAAATTAAAATGACCAGGTAACTTAGCAAGAACACTAATAACGTCACCATCAAGAATCTTAGCGTAACTCTGCAAGAAAACAAGCTTATCACAACCAGCACCAATTAACTCCTTAGCACCTTTATTAAAAGCGTCACTAACACTACCAGAACTATGATACGAAACAACTACGTCACCCTTAATTAAACTATTAAGTTCATCTTTGTAATTAACACTTGTACCTTCAACTAAGTATACTACTAATCCAATCTTCATCTAAATTCACCAATTCAACACTAAAAAAATACTAATTATTCTACTTTCATAACCTTAGCTTGTTTCATCTGAGGTTTATCAGTAAAAGTAAAACCTAAATACTTAGCACCTTTAACTAAGCCACCCTTAATATTAGTAGCAAGACTCTCAATACTAATACCTTTAAGCCTATTAACCATGCTCTTATACCTAGAGTCAAGTTTACCCCTGACCCATAAGTGACCATCTTTAACCACAGCTTTAATTTCAGTGATTAAACCCTTCCTCTTCTTTAAACTATTAAGAATAGCTTCAGGATCACTAGTAGACTCAAGAACCTTAGTTAGCTCAGAATGATTAAAGTCAGGCATGGTACTACCCATACTATTTATTTGCTCAGCTAAACTAAGCAAAGCTTCCTCATCAAATTTCCTACTAAAACCACTACTAGTAATAAAGGAATCAAAAACATTAGCAAGAGTACCCTCAAAGAAGAACCCGTCACCATCACCATTAATAACCAATTCCGCCCCATCACTGTTAAGACTGAAACTAAGAAGTTCAGGTTTAACAAAGTCCTCACTAAGAGCGATTAAACCCTCACTGTTCTTCTTAAACTTATCCTTAGTAACACTCCAAGCAATCCTGTGGCTTACCACGTCATCATAACCTTTAACCTTAGCTTTATTAAGAGCGTCCAAATAAAAAGCTTTACCAGTACTAGGTAGAATCTTATCTATACTACTAGGAATCATTCTTTCACCTCATAAGTATAAGGGTAACTATTAAACTTAGAATTCTTAACCATCTCAGACTTATTAGCATCACTAATACCCTCACCTTGTCTTTTACGACTCTTACTAGCATCAGCACTACTATTACCCTTCATCGACTCATTACCAGTACCTAAATCCTTATTAGACATCATAGCAATTTCTTCTTCTGACTTCAACACTTTACCAGTGCTAAATCTTAAACCATTAATAATAAGGAACTCCTCAATAGCCTCATCTGTGAATAATGAATTCTTCATAATCTGAACCATTTCAAGCAACTCCTTAGTCTTACCACCAAGAGGAAGACTGAACTCAAACTTAGCCTTATCAAAGCCAATCTTAGGGAATAAATCATAAGTAAGCACATCTTCTAGTAATCTGTGAACTGCAAAAACACGAGTATTAAGAGCAGCGTATTGCTCAACACTATTACTTCTACCACTACTATCAGGTAACCCAATAGCAATAGGAGGAACCTGTAATAACATAAGAACCTGTCTATCACACCAGTTAAGAACTTGCATAATACTAGTTCCTTCATCACTGAACTTTTGAAGCTTCTCAATAATAACCTTACCCATAACAGGAATAGGTTTACCAGGATCATTCTCAGCATTCTTTAAATGCTCAACGAAATCCTTCATCATACCAGCATTAGTCTTCTCAACACTAATAATAGGCTTTAACTGATTAGTTTTAAAGAACCAATGCATCCAATTACGAATAGCATCCTTTATAAGAATAGTGTCTTTTAAACTCTGAAAAGTAGCAGGACTCCAAACATTAGAACTATAATCATCTAACTTAAAATGAACAACTTCATCAACAGTCCAACTAGGACTATCTTTACCACTACCATTAACGTCTTGGTAATAACCATAAACGTCACCGTTATCCTCAGCATTAATCTTCATGTACTGAGTTTCTAAAACATTAAGATCAGTGACTTCACCGCCTTTAGGTTTAACAATTTCAACAAAAGCATTATTGTACAAGAACAAATTAAACAACACCTTCCTAATAAGCCTGTTGAATCTTAAATCTTCAAGTTTACTTTTAAGCTTAGGAATACTACTCCTACCATCCTTACCAGTAACACCATAAGCAACTTCAAGAGTCTTATCAACCAAAGTAGTAATAACACCTTTAACTAACGGATCCTCTTCTATAATCTTCCTTATAAGCTCAATGCTCATACTGCTAGTGTAACCATTAGCCTTGTTGAACTTAGACGGACTATTAAGCAAGTAATCACTAATATAGCCTTGACTATTATCGTTCTTAACTAACTCTGTATCTGATATAATGTTGTTTTTAACCATAGTAAACCAAAATAGGAAATAAAAAAAATTTAGTAGTAAGGGCAAAGGTAGGGAGCCACCTTCAAAGGACTTAACACATAAAAGTATTTATTTATAAAGCTTTGTATTCCTTATAAGGTTTGTACTCAATGAAACTAACCCTGAAAACATATAAGTCGTCCAAATTATCCAAGTAATACCTAGGATTATTAATAATCCTCTGTAACACTTCCTGATAATAAGCCTTCTCCTCATGCAACTCCATAAATAAACCAAGCTTATTCTCAGCATCATAACTACTCCTAATACTAGTCGCGTTCTTCATACACAGCCACCTCCAAATTTGTACCACCATAACTAATTCTATAAAAACCAAAAACTTCCTTAAAAAAAGGCTGCCTAGCCCTCCTCCTAATCATATACGACTCATCACCCATCATTCACACCTCAAAAAACCTGAACTCATCCTCATCATCAACAAAGAAATAAGAACTAAGAACAAAACTATCAATCAAATCATCAGTTAAACCATTACTAGGACTAATAACACTATTCTGCTTACCAGCACCGAACTCCAAACCAAGCATCTCACCAACCAAGACATCATCAGTATAACTCCTAACCAAACCACGCCTCAACTTACTCCTAAAAGCACCATACTTCTTAACCTTATCAGTACGGAAACTCATAGGGTGCACATCCCAGCCCTTCTGAATCATAACATTAATCAAATGCCTACCAGCAGGACAATCATCAGGAATAATCCTTTGAACATTAAAACTCTTACGAATCATCTCCAAATCATCCATTAACTCCAAATCCTTATTCAAATCATACCTAATATGAAACAACCTCTTAATCACACCACTATCACCCATAGTACTAACAGTAATAACACTCCTACTAGTACTCTGACCACCAAAATCCACACCGACATCAACCAAAACATCCCTGGGAAGACTCGTAACGCTACTATAATCATCAACAAACAAACCATAAACCTCATCAGGACTAAAATAACTAAGATTACCCTTAACAAACTTACAATTATAATTAGCATTAACCGAGTCCAAATCACCCTCCAACAACAACAACTCAATATCCGCCATCACGTTCTTAAACTGCAACTTAGCCTCCTCACAATCATCCAACTCCAAAGCCTTAATAGGAAACTGCAACCTACAAATATGCTCAACACTACGCTCATTCCTAGGATTACAGAAATCATAGAAAACACCATTAGGAACCCAAGGAGTACTAGTAAAAATCCAAAGAGCCTGATTAGCATCCCCAGTAGGCTTCAACTTCCTCTTCCAGAACTCATCAGTAAAACTCTCAGTACTACCAAACTCATCACAGAAACCAATAGTGAACGTATAACCAAGAACCGCGTCAGTAGGAGGCAAACAAAGAATCCTACCAGGAGCACTACTACCAACAAAGAAATACTCACCGTGCTTAACAGGATTATGAGACTCAAAACTAATCACAGTAGTATTATTCGCGTGACTCCTACTAAGCAAATTAGAAAAGAACCTCTCACCAAACAAAGGCTTACCACTACCATCCACATAAGTACTCCTAACAAAACGATCACCACTCTCCATAGTCAACTTAAACTCATTCAACAACTTCTTAGCCTGATCACCACCCCTACTAATAACAGCAACAGTAGTAGTACAATAACGCCTATCAGGCTTCTTATTAAACAACACACACCACAACCCAATAATAGTAAGCATCATAGACTTACCAACCTGCCTACTAGTATTAGCAAGAAGCCACCTAAAACTCTTACCCTCAACATCAACACCATGAATAATACTCATAGCACGACTCAAAAAAATAACTTGCCAATCAAACAACCTAACACCAAGACCCCTCTCAGCAAAAAACACAAGATCATCACGACACCTAGCCCAACTAAAACTACCACTAGCAACCCGAGCCCTAACACCACCAATAAAACCCTTATACTCAACCAAATCAAAATCCTCAAGAACCATCACAAATCAACCTCCACACTCAAATCCACCAAGTCACCAAGAGCCTTCTTCTCCAACTGCAAACTACCACTAACATCCACACCCCTACCCTCAGAACCACCAAGCAAAACACCAACAACTCCACCACTAAGAGCATCACCACCAACCACAACACTCCTACCATACCTCTTAGGACTCAAACTAAAAGGAAGACGACCAAGAAACAAAGGAACACCAACAACACCCCTACCAAGAAAACCCAACAAGAACTTCTTACTAGTAACAAACACATTACCCTCATCATCCACAAACTGAACCTGCAAACCACTACCACTCAAACGAACAACACCCATACCAATATACAAAAAGCACAACTAATATATAAATGTTTCGGAAAACCACACCAAAACAACCACACAAATACTTAACCTATACGCAAATACTAAACCTATATAAAAACAACATACAAATAAATAATCTATATGGTCTGTAGTGTACTACTTATTGGTGGTGGGGGTGGGTGTGTTTTTGTGAAGTTATACTATATTATACTATATTATATTATACTATACTATATTATATTATAATATATTATATTATTGTAATAATAATAAGAATAAATATATAGTAGTAGAATATATAATAGAATATAGTAGAATATAGTAAGATATATATAATAATATAATAATATAATAATAATAATATAATAAGATATATAATAATATATAATAATATATAATAATAATATAATAATATAATAATAATAATATAATAAGATCTATATAATAATAGTATTAGTATATATATACTATATATAATATATATATGTAACAAACGAAGTATATTCTATAAACTATACATTATACAACAACAATATTTATAAACTACACAAACAATCTTATATTAAGAAAAACAAACAAGGTGAATAAACATGATAATAAAAACATATGGACAAAGAAGCTTAATAAGTAAGATGATAACAAAGATGACAAGAAAAGGTTATATTGACTTGTGCAGTCCTTTTAACACTAAAGAACTAAAACAACAACTAAGAGGATATTAAAATGATTAAAATAATAAGGTATGATTATGAACAAGACAACGAAATAATAAAACACTATGATATAGTAGTAAATAATAGGTGAAATAAAATGGCATATTATAACGATATAACAGAAGAAGCAAAAGAAGAAATAAAAGAACAAGCAAAAGAAGTATTGAAATGGTTTAACGGTTACGGGTGCGACTTACATCACGAAGCATTCAACACAGATTATTTCATTACAGGAAGATATGAAGCTAAAAAATGGCTAGAAGAAAACTTTGACATATTTGAAGCAATAGACACTATAAAAGAATATGAACAGGATAATTTTGGAGAAGTTTACACTGATTTATCAGAGCCTGAAAGAGTTGCTAATATGCTAGTTTATATATGTGGTGAAGAACTACTTAGTAATAGTAAGACTCTTGATGATAAATGGAATGATGTTTTAACTCGTGAAGACTGCGAACAAATAACTAAAGAGCTTGACGAGGTGGAAGAATGAAAGAACATCCATTTATAAAAAGCAGATATAAATACGATATTTATAATCCAGTTATGTGGAAAAAACACCCAAATAATTTATATGCTTTAACTTTATGTTTTAAACTAGACCCAGAAAGTTTAATAAACCCCCCAGACGCAAGGGTTTATTTTGTTTTCTTTGAAGAACACCCTTTTGATAAAATACAAGTAGTTTCAATTTTATTAAAAAAAGACTTTAAAGATCTTGTCGAATGTATACTAAAATGGTTAAGTGAAAAAGTTAAAAAATATTACGAGGATAATCAAGGACACTATGATGTATTAGAATATGTTTTATAAAAATTACTAGAGGACTAAAACAAACATAAAGGAAACACTAATACACATTAAAGGGACAAATAACAAAGATTTTAAAGAAACACATAGATTAATACAAACAAAATAAAGGTGGAAGAATGGAACAATTTGAAGAATGGAAAGAAACAAACGAATGCGAACTAATGGAAAACTTTATAACAGAACACTACCAAAACGAATACTTCGACTACTGCTTAATAGAATACAACAACATAAACATAATAGAAAAAGACTAAAAAAAATGAATAATAACATTAAAGAAACACTAATGCACATCAAAGGACTAAACCAAGAAGACTTTAAAGAAATACACCGACTAATACAAATAGAATACAGGCAAAGGTTAAGATAAAATGAAAAAATCAAAAATAATAGGATATAAAGCATTTAATAAAGACTGGACTTGCAGAGAATTTAAATATGAAGTAGGAAAAACATACACTATTAAGGGCAAATTAGAACTATGCCTTAATGGTTTTCATTTCTGCAGAAATAGTTGTGATGTATTAAACTACTACTTAGATATTAACTGTAAGTATGCTTTAATAGAGGCAGAAAATGTTAAAGACGATGACGATAAAAGCGTATGTAGTAAAATAACTATTTTAAAAGAAATAAGTAAAAATGAGTTATTACAAGCACATAAAAACAATATAAAACCAAATGAAGCAACAACAGGAGAATACGCTCACAGCTCAACAACAGGAGACTATGCTAACAGCTCAACAACAGGACGCGGTGCTCACAGCTCAACAACAGGACACGGTGCTCACAGCTCAACAACAGGACACGGTGCTCACAGCTCAACAACAGGACACGGTGCTCACAGCTCAACAACA